ATTATAAAAAATATAATTATTGATAATAATACTAATAATATTATATCACGAAGAGCAACAGAATCATTTTTTAAAAAAAATTATAATGAAATTTTTAATCAAATAAACAATCAATTCAATTCAACCATATCATTTAATGCAAAATTATATTTATTGTTTTATGATATTCATGAAATACCTTTATGTATTATTTGTGGAAAACCAGTTAGATTTAAAAAATTTAGTGAAGGATTTTCAAAATATTGTTCAATGCAATGTATTGGAAAAGACAATAATATTAAAATCAAAAGAGAAAAAACATCAATAAAAAACTTTGGATTTAAATATACATTACTTTCTGAAGAAAAAAAAGAACAAATAAAACAAACCAATTTAGAAAGATATGGTATTGAACATCCGCAACAATTAGATAGTGTTAAAGAAAAAACAAAACAAACTAATTTAAAAAAATATGGTGTTGAACATCATCTTAAATTAAAATCTCAACAAGAGAAACAAAAACAAACCAATTTGAAACGATATAATGTTGAAAATCCAATGCAGAATATTCAAATTAATAATAAATCAAAACAAACAAAAAATAAAAGATATGGTAATGAATATTATAATAATAAGGAAAAACAAAAACAAACATGTTTAACTAAATATGGTGTTGATTGTACATTAAAAGATAATAATATTAAAGAAAAAACCAAACAAACAAATTTAAAAAAATTTGGTGTCAAAATTCCATCACAAAATTCAATAATAAAAAATAAAATTATTCTTAGTGTTAAAAAGACATTACGCATAAAAAATAAAAAACTATGGGCAAAAAATTTAAACATAAATGAAAATAATGTTGAATATACTATATATGATGAACTTATTATATCTAATTTATGTAAAAAACATAATAATTTTACAATAAATATTTCATTATTAAAAAATCGTTTAAGAGAAAAAATAGAAAATGTCTGTACTGAATGTAACCCAATTTCTGAAAATGTTTCAATTAAAGAAAACGAAATTAAAGATTTTATTAATAATGAAATAAACATAAAATCAGAAAAAATACGAATTGATAATAAAGAAATTGATATTTATTTACCAGACAATAAATTAGGTATTGAGTTCAATGGATTATATTGGCATTCAGAATTATATAAAGATAAGAATTATCACCTTAACAAAACTAATTTATGTGAACAACAAGGCATACAACTGCTTCACATATTTGAAGATGAGTGGGTTAATAAAAAGGAAATTGTTAAATCAATAATTAAATCTAAGTTAGGTATTATTGAGAATAAAATATTTGCAAGAAAAACAATACTTAAAGAAATTAATAATATAACATGTAATAACTTCTTAAATAATAATCATATACAAGGTAATATTAATAGTAAAATTAGAATAGGTTTGTTTTATAATAATGATTTGGTATTGGTTATGACTTTTGGTAAAAAACGTATTGCTATGGGTAATAAAATTAATATTGAAGGAGAGTATGAGATGCATAGATTTTGCAATAAACTTAATACAAGTGTTATTGGTGGGGCAAGTAAATTGTTTAGCTATTTTACTAAGACATACGCTCCAAAATCAATTTTAACGTTTGCAGATAGAAGGTATAGTCAAGGTGGTTTATATAAGCAATTGGGATTTACTTTCATTGGCAATACTAAGCCAAATTATTGGTATTATAATAATAAAATTAAAGAAATTAAAAGATATTATAGATATTCATTTAGAAAAAATATTCTTATGAAACAAGGTTTTGATAAAAATAAAACAGAATTTGAAATAATGAATGATAATGGATATTTAAAAATTTATGATTGTGGTAACATGAAATTTGAAAAAACTTTTGATATTAATATTTAATCAAATATTTTTATAAGTATATATGAAAATTTATAATTGTTATTTTGATGGTAGTTGTGAACCCAAGAATCCCAACGGAAACATGGGTTGGGGTGTTTATATTACAAGTGAAGACAAAGAATTTAAAAAATCTAGATTTTATAAAGCAAAAATTGGTAATACTTGTAATATTGCGGAATATCTTGCACTAATAATGATTTTTAAATTAATGAAAAATAAAATAGGTGTGAGAATTAATATTTACGGTGATAGTAAACTAGTTATTATGCAAACATTGGAATTATGGAAAATAAAGAAAGGATTGTATATTCCATATGCACATCAAGCAATAGAATTGTACAGAGCATTAAGAAAGAAAAATATTATTACACTTCAATGGATACCTAGAAAAGAAAATAGTATTGCAGATGAATTAAGTAAATCTAAAAATACAGATACTGGTGTAGTCAATAATAATTATTAATTAAAATTTATAATTCAAATTCATTAAAATCTAATTTAAAATTTAGAAATGGAATATTATTTACATAAATTTATAATAATATTTCATAAAATTATGATATAAATATTTTATTATAAATATTGATATTAACACAATATATTCCAATAATAAGTAAATATAAGTTAATGGATTATAATAATTTGGTGTTAGGTTATAATAACCATCATAATCCATTCCCTCTGCTTCAAATATTAATAAAGCAACTAACCAAGCATATAAATATTTCATAACTTTTCGTTTTTAGTTAAACATTTAAATCATTTTTCTATTATATACGGATTTCAATTAAAAATGTTACAAACATATGTAAAATTATTATATTAAATTCTATTTTTAAAAATATTTTACATAGGTAAGGATTTCTTGATGTTAGTATTTATAAAAAATAATATTTATGAATAAATCTCAAAGAATTTTTTTAGGCACTGGCAATACAAGTACTAAAGGTCAAGATAAATATATAAAAGTAAAACTTGAACAGGATGTTGAAACACTTGAATTTTTAACATTAAATCTTAGTACAGAAGATGCTTATCAAAATTTTAATGCTGATTATGGTGTATTAGTTGGTAGAGTAACAGCAAATGATGGAGTGGGTGTTCCAAATGCTAAAATAAGTATATTTATTCCATTAACTGATGCGGATGCAGAAGATAGCAATATATATAGTATCTATCCATATAAAACACCCAGAGATAAAAATAATGATGGAAAAAGATATAATTTATTACCTCGTGTTTCGGAACTTAATCAAGAAACAGGTACATTTAAACCTAAACAACCTTTTGGTAGTTTTCCAATAAAACCAGAATTAGTTGTAAATGAATCATTTTTAAATGTATATAAAAAATATTATAAATATACTGCATTAACAAATAGTTCTGGCGATTATATGATTTTTGGAGTACCAACAGGTACACAAACAGTTCATCTTAGTGTTGATATTACAGATATTGGTAAATATAGTATGTCGCCTGCAAGTATGATAAATGCCGGATATTCACCAAATCTTTTTACTAAAAATGCCTCTGCAGTAAAACCAGCAATTGATTTAACAGATTTACCAAATATTGAAACACAAGAAATTACTGTTGATATAATTCCTTTCTGGGGAGATACCACAAATTTTGAAATAGGAATAACACAATTAAACTTTAGAATAAAAGCGATATTATCTTCATCATTTGTTATATTTGGTACTACAATGACAATGGGATTATATGGTATTTTTGGTAATCCTGCTGCAAGTCCTGATAATTTAGGTTTTTATAGTTTGGATACTGATGATGGTAATTCTGGTGGTCAAAATAGAAATAATATGGATATAAGAACATATAGAACAGCCAATCCAGTAATTAGAGTATTTACATATACTACTGATGTACCACTTGTTGGTGGAAATATTGATTGGATTCATGCTGATACAGAAAAACAAATTAGAGAATTAGATAAATCAGAATATATTGAATATAATACTAATGGTGATTTTTTATTAAGCATTCCATGTAATAGAGTTAAAGTAATAACAAGTTCAACTGGTGAAGAAACTGTTGTTAATGATAATTCAACATCAGGTGTTTTTACTAAATTTTTTGGAATGATTTTAATTAAATATCCTGACCTTATAGAATTACCAGAAAATTCATATTGGTCTTCATCACATAATTATGCTGGTGACCATCCACAACATAAAGCAAGGGGATGGTTTAAAATACCACAAACAGTTGCTTTACATTCTAATGAAAGTTTTGTTACGTCCGATATTCGTATTAATCCAGTAGGAGCATTAATGAGTGATAATGATTTTTGGAGAAAAAGTTATTATGTTTTTACTGGTGGTGGTGTATATAGTGTCGCTCAATTTTATCCAACAAAATGGTCTCACAGTCCTGCTTTTAATACAGCAAATAATGTAAACACTGAAAACACATTTACTACTTCTATTGGTCATGCTTCTATTGGTGGTTCTTGGTTTAAAGTTGCCGGAACTGATTGGGTAACACAAAGAGAAACAACTGACCAACAAAATTATATTATTACTCCATCAACAGGTATCACAAATCCTACACAACGTCAATATATATATGATTTTGCACCAAATGTAATTACTTTTGATAATTTATCAAATCCTGATAATAAAGGTAATAGATATTTTGGTGGTCAATGGTTAAATTTTTGTTTGTGTTTTCCTTGTTATGGTTGGGCATTTTCTCCTGACTCACCAAATAGACTTTACGAGTTTGCAGATGTTTATCATAGTCCTAGTGATATTTCCAACAATTTTTTTATTCAATCAAATAATCAAAAATTATTTGCTGGAATAAAAGATAGTTCCAATATATTAAGAGGTGATGCATTTCAAACAGCATTTATTAATATTCCAAAAAGTGAATTAACACAATTAAGTAAAATTCCAATAAAAGGTATTAATATTAGAAAATGGAATAATGCTGACCCCGCATATAATAAATATAATGAATATAATCCACATAAAATACAATTATCTGTTTCAAATCAATATTATAAATATCAAAATTCAAAACCAATTGGTTATAATACCAATGGTCAAGAATATTATTTATTTGGTTGGGATGAATACGCTCCAACTACAACAATTCCTGCAGATGAATTAAAAACAGCTTATTTATTTAAAGGTATGTATGGTAATGATTGTATACAATTATTGGCTGATTTCAATATTATATAACAAGAAACCCTCTTAAAACTTAATTTAAGAAGGTTTTTTATGTTGCTTAATATTTAAATAAAATTGCAAATTCTTTTATTTCTTTCCACCTTAACCATTATAATAATTCCCATTTAATACGATTACAATTACAGAATATATTGTCTTATTAAATCTATTATATAGTATATTTGAATTAAACAAATATAAATGAGATATGGATGATATGATAGATAAAATTCTTAATGATATTAGAAAACTTGATGTTATTTTAACTGATGAAGAACAAACCATATTAATTTCTTATTACAAAGAAAAGAAATTTAGTAGTCTAAATGATATGATTATTGCTTTTGTTATTAATGAAGGCAAAACTTTTGATAGAACGAATTGGACTGCTTTTTTAACTGATAAAATTAATTATGAGAAAATTAATACAACTATAATAATTGATGAAGATATTATAAAATATTGTAAAGGACTTATATTATATTTATTTACTCAGATATTGCCATATAGAACCAATTATGACAATTTTTGACTATTTCTTTTTTTATCTCGTAAAATACACCACTCTTTTATTTGTTTATCTGTCATTTTTTCGCCTTCTTTTAAACCTAATTTAGATAATATTTCTATATCGGGTTTAAATTCATATTTGTTGGAATCTTTGACAACTCTTATTATTTCTTTAAGACGAACATAATCATTATCATCTATTGATGAATAATTTTCCTTTTCCAAGTTAATAATTCTATTCATTATTTTTTGTTTTCTATAAATAGTATTAAAAAAAATTTATACCATTAAAAACCCTCTTAAAACTTAATTTAAGAGGGTTTTTTTAATGCTTGTATTTTTATTGTTTAGATAGATACTCAGTATATCCAAAATCCAATAATACCATTTTATTATTGGTAGGTGCTTTTATAATTGTCATGGTATAAGGAGTGTTGTCATCTATAATATTCAAACTTAAAGTAGTTCCAGATATTGTCCAATTATCATAAACACTATGAATTGAAGCAACTTTATCATCAGTATTAATACACTTAGTATCTTGAAACTCATAATTATTACCAGTAACAAAGTAATTCAATTTTCCATCAGTATATACTGAATCACAATGCCATTTTCCCAAATATTCGGGATGAAGCTGACCCGGTGTTTTAGTTACCGGAGTAGGTGTAACATTACCATCGTCTTTTTTACTACAACTTACACTAAGTAAGGTGATTGCAAGAATAAAATAAATTAAATTTTTCATTTTTTTGTTTTTAGTTAAACATTTGAATCATAATTTGAATCATTTTCTATTATATACGAATTTCAATCAAAAATGTTACAAAAACAAGAAAAAAATTTTAAGGTATTTATATTATATGGATAAAAAGATTCAAATACTGCTTGGTAGTCAGAAAAACACTAATTCTGTTAATGTAGATACATACGATAAAGTTGAATTATTCAACAATACATCTGAACTTATGGAATATGATGTTAATGATGCAGTTAGTGAAACTGAAATTTTTAATATAGAAAGAGAAGAAAATGCAATTTATAGAATTTATGGAAGAATTGAATATATGTCATTATTAAATGGATTAATAAATAATTATACTGAATTTAAAGATTTTTTAACTCCAAGATTTAATGGTAATTCTAAAACCATAGAAAATTCATTTGAATTCTATTTGGTTAAACCATCAGCACAACATTCTTCATCTATTTTTGTAAGACATTTTGAAGTAATTGCAACCCCAAATGATTTTGAACTATTTCCAGTAGGTTTTTCTAATAATGTATATGGTGAACAAACTTACGCATTTAATTTTAAAAGAGATTTTGATATTTCAACATATTTTGAATCATTTAATTCTCTTAATACAGAACAAAATTATTTAATACCTATAACTGAACTATTTCTATATGCCAAATATATTCCAAGTGTAACAGAAGTTCTTAAATATACTAATTGGGATACTAGTTTAACACCAATTCAAACATTATTAAATACGACACCATTAGTTATAGGTAGTACTGTATATGGTGATTTAATTAATTATAATATACCAGAATTTCTTCAAACACCTGTATCAGAACAAACATATTATATTTCAACAACATGTTCAGATGTAAGTGTACTTCGTTGGAAATACAATCCATTTATTTCATTTAAATTAAGATATTTTTCTAATGAACTTGATAGTGCTAATACTGGTAGTACTTCATATGATATTATAACAACAATACCAGAATATGCAATACCAATAGATAATAAAGGAAATCTTGTTTGGCGTGATATTTTACCACAAGGATATGTAGACCCATTAACTGGAATTGGTGTTGATTATCCTTTTGTAAATAAAAGAAGATATTTATTTTCAAGAATTATTTTATCAATAGTTCCAGATATGACCGAACCACATACAAAAGAAATATTTAATAATATATGGTTTAGTAAAAATGCAAGTAGTTTAAACATAACACCAATGACAAATTTAGGTAATATAGGAGCACCATGCCAGTAATTAAAGAAACAATAAAATTTAATAATCTTGATTTGAATTTAAAATTCAGTTTAGGTTCTAGTATAGGTCTTACCGGATATCAACAAGAAATAGATAATTTAACAATTGATACTGAGGACGAACTTATTAATCCTGTAAATGATACTGAAGTACGTAGATTTAATAGTACCATTCAAAATAATTTATCATTTTATTTTCATTTAGATAGTGCTATAAATGAAATGGCAAATAATGTTGATTCTATTTCATTTATAAATGCAGGATTTACACAAGATGAAATAGATTTTAATCGTGACACAATACGCAATAGTTTTTTTATTTTAGATTTTTATGACACCTATAATCCAAATACTCAAATTAAAATATTTACAACATATTTAACAAAAATTCTTGCAAATAATAATACTGCAAATTATTTAGTTGGTACAAGTCCTTTAATTAATTTTTTAAAAATAAAAAACCAATTTAATTATTGGTATGTACCACAATCATATATTGATTTATCTAATGTATATGCTACTGGATACATTAAATTTAGTTTTTATAATGCAAAATATGGTAAAATTCAATTATTTTATAATAGAGATAATCAAGCACTTAAAACACCAGAAAAATTATATTTTAAAGCAATTTTGAATTTAACTTCGAGAACATGGAGTTTCTCAACAACATCAAGTCCAAATATCAATGCATATGAATTATATAATAGTTCTACATATACAAATAAAATAAATAACACAGTATCTGATTTTAATAATTTGAAACAAAATTATCCAACGGGAAATACATTCAATTCTACAAAAGATAGTTATACAACAGAATAACCAATAACTGGTTTTCTAAGAGTTTTAACCATTTGAAATTCTTTTTCATCTTGAATAAAACCTAAGATTTTTAAAGCATATTTACTAACAAAAAATCTATCACCATCAATATTTTCAATAGGATTTGATTCAGCAAAACCTTCAAATAATAATGGCATTGGATTTCCATTAATTGTAAGATATTCTTGACGTGAAGCAAAGTTTTTTAATACTTGTTCATCATATAAATTAACATCCACACGATATTTAGTAAATAATGCCACTTCATATATCATATCAACATTAACTGGTTCTGGCATTTTAAATTGTAAATAAATTACTTCACCTTCATCTAATATAGGAACATTCATATATCTGAATTTACGTGGTTGTGGAATTCTATACATTGTTCCAAGTCTTGTACCAGCTTGTTTATCAATACGTCTTACAGTAATATATGGTGTGGGAACATTGTGGTCCCCGTCCATAAATCTCCAAGTTTTGCTGAATTCACCCCAACGGTCATTGTCAAGATAAAATGTTGGTACTTCTTTATTATCGATAACAGCTTTCATACCATATTGATTAACATAATCAAAAAGTGCTTGGTCTAAATTTTCAAGCAAAATGGTTCTAGGTAAATATTTGGTATCTAAATTAGTTTCTTTCATTAAGTCAGCAATTCTATCCATACCATATTTAAGATATTCAGTACCTATCTTTGGTGGGTTAGTATCAATGGTTAATTTAGCTTTTTTTGGAAGTGACATAATCTTTTTTAGATAAATACTTGCATTTTAGAGATACTTTTAATACATTTGCAAGATAAATTTTTTATATATAAAAACATTTTAAATTAAAAACATAAAAAACATGAAACTTTATTATTTTAATCCAAATGACTATGGCACAGAATATTATGTATTGGCAGAAAATAAAATAAATGCGATTACATATTTATTAAATCATTTTAAACAAACAAAAAATATGGAAAAGTTTAAGATGTGGAAAAACACTAATTCCAAAAATCCTCAAACATTTCCTATTAATTATACTTTAGAGGAACATGGAATTGGCGATGTGTTAGTATCATCAATATCATAAATAATATTTATATTTACTTAATACATTTTTAATGTTAGTAGAACGAAAAGAATTTCAAGATAAAGATAAAAGTATTGGTTATATTGAAGCAGTTTTTAATTCCGATAATATATTAAAAACTACATATTTTCCTAAAACAGAAAGACTTTATATTGCATTTAGTAGAGGACATACATATTCTTATAGTAATGTTAGTTTTGAAAAATACAATGAATTTGAAAAAGCCGAATCTCAAGGCAAATATTTTCATCAAAAAATAAATAACAACAAAGCACATTCAGTTCGTAAGGAATTTACATTATATCCTAATGAAGTTAAAGATTTGAAACAAATTGTTGAAGATAAAATAAATACACAATTAAATGACAAAAATAACGAATAATATATTTCATAATAATGTCTTTTATGATAAAGATGAATATATTAACGATTTTAATGATTTAATTAAACTATTATCCAATAATTCAATTGAAATTGTTTTTAGAACTAGAATTCCATATTTAGATAAAAGTTATGAAGATTATTATGGTGTTGGCAAAGAAATAAGAATTGGTGATAGTTGTATTACTGGATATCATTCAATTAATCAAAACATAATAAATAAAATAAAACAATTGATAGTTAAAGATTTGAAACAAATTGTTGAAAACAATAAATTAGAAGAAGATAATGAATAGTACTCAAGATTATGAAAATCTAATTGAATTACTTAAAATAACATTGGAATTTTATGCCAATAAAAAAAATTATGAAAAAATAATTTATTCTGAGTTAAGAGGTAATATTTCATCTATTGATTTGGATGAATATGGTTCTCAAGCACGTTTTGCATTAAATAAAATTAAAGAAATTAGAGAAATTAATGAAAAATTAGTAAAGGATTATAGTGCCGAAATAGAAGCAGTTCAAAATAAAGGGGAACAAGAAATTATTAATACAATAGGAATACTTAAAAAAATGAGTAATGGTAATAACAACCTTTAAAGAATATCAAACCGAAGCAAATTTTCTTAAAATATCATTAGATAAATTCTTAGAAACACATCCTGATACACCAATTGATGTAAAATTATTATTAGCGGTTGCTTATGATGGATTAGGACTAGGTGAAGCTGGTGAAGTTCAAGGTAAAATAAAGAAAATTATTAGAGATGATGGCGGTCATATTACACAAGAACATGTAATTGAAATAAAAAAAGAATTGGGGGACTTGTTATGGTATATTTCATCGATGTGCGATAATCTTGATATTGGATTAGATGATGTAGCAACATCAAATATTGAAAAATTAAAATCTCGTAGAGATAGAAATACATTACATGGAAGTGGAGATAACAGATAATATAAAATATGAGAAAAATTAATATAATTAATAAATCAAACAATAGTTTACCTACATATGCAACAGAAGGTTCTGCTGGTATGGATTTGCGTGCAAATTTAGATAAAGAAATTGTGATTAAATCATTAGAAAGATGCGTAATTCCAACAGGAATATTTATTGAATTACCTATTGGTTATGAAGCACAAATAAGACCACGTTCTGGTTTAGCATTTAATTGTGGTGTTACAATACTTAATACACCCGGAACAATTGATAGTGATTATCGTGGAGAAATTAAAATAATTTTGATAAATTTAAGTAATCAAGATTTTTTGGTTAAACATGGTGATAGAATTGGTCAAATGATAATTTCAAAATATGAAACAATTGAATTAAATTTAATTGATGAATTTGAAGTTAGCACAAAAAGAGGTGTAGGTGGTTTTGGGAGTACAGGTTTTTAAACATCAATAAAAATTATGAAAACTGATTATTTTACATTAATTGAAATAATTAATAAGGAACTTGATGAAGTCATGGATTTCACAAATATTGATGGCTTCGATTATCAATATTTTAATTCAAACGATGAATCAACAATATCATTAATCGGTGAATTTAAATTAGATGATGGTTCGAATGTTCAAGTTCATATTCAAAAAATTAATCCAGAATTAGTTAAAACCCCACCAGTGCTTGATAAAACAAATGGTGTTTTTAATATAGTATATACTGTTGAAGGAAAAACAACAATAAAAGAATTGATTAAAATTTTAAAAACAATAACATTGATTGTTAAAATATATATTGATTCGAAGAATAATTCAAATCCAATATATATTTTATATTCAGAACCTAAAGATAATGTTGGCTTAACTGATGGTCAAAAAAATGAATTATATAAAGAATTATTAAAAAAACAGTTAACTCCTGAATATAGAATATCATCAACAATATATAATAAATCAAAGGAATTAATTGCTTTTCAAAAGGATAAAATTTGGACAAAAAGATATAATAATAAAATGAAAATCTACCGTAAATTAATTAAGGATTTAGAAAAAACAATACTAATTAAAGAATGTAGAAAAGTAATTAATAATGAAATTGCTTTACAATATCGTAAAGAAGCAAGAGAAATAATTGCTTTAACTACAACTAAAATTCGTAAGGAATTTATTAAATATCATAATGAAAATAAAGGAAATATTTGTTGTATGGTTCTTGATAAAGCAAAACAACAATTAATTGCTGAAGGAAAAATGAAAATTAATAATAATGCATTTGGTAAATTATCGAAAAATAATTAAATTATGGAAGAATATTTAAATTTACTTGAAGATATTCTCGACAATGGTGTCGAGAAAGAAAGTGGTAGAGCAAATATGCCAAATACGATTGGTATATCTCATGCTGTAATTAGAATGGATTTACAAGATGGTTTTCCACTGCTTACCACAAAAAAAATGTATTGGAAGGGCATTGTACACGAGCTTTTATGGTTTTTACATGGAGATACAAACATAAAATATCTTGTCGATAATAATGTAAATATCTGGAATTCTGATGCTTATAGATGGTATTTAAAACAAGCTAAAGACAGAGGATTTGAACCAAAATATGATAATATTGATAAATTTATTGAAGCAATAAAAAACAAAAATCTTGATAAATTTTATGAGGGCGAATGGGATTCTATATATAAATTAGGTGACCTTGGTAAAGTTTATGGTTATCAATGGCGTAATCAAAACGGTGTCGACCAAATAAAAGATGTATTAGATGGTCTTAAAACAAATCCATACAGTCGTTATCATATTATTAATGGCTGGAATAAGGCTGATTTTAAAGATATGGCACTTCCACCATGTCATTTACTTTATCAATTTATTGTAAGACCATTAAGTTTTAAAGAAAGAAGAGATTTAGCATATTATTATGCTGTAAATAATAATAAATTTCCATTACTTATTGATGCACATGGTTGGAAAGGAATACCTGAATATATGAACGTAATTGACAATACTGGTTGGAATATTCCTAAATTTTATCTTGATTTAAATATGTACCAACGTTCATGTGACGTTGGACTTGGCGTGAGTTTTAATTTAGCTTCAATGTCATTATTATTAATGATTTTTGCTAAATCATGTAATATGATTCTCGGAATTGCAAATTGGATTGGTGGTGATACTCATATATATGTGAATCATATTGAAGCACTTAAAAAGCAATTGTTAAAAAAACCATATAAACTTCCACAAATGTTAATAAATAAAGAATTGAATTCTTTAAATGATATTTTAAATTTAACTATTAATGATTTTGATTTGATTAACTATGAATCACATCCTGCAATAAAAATGGAATTATTTACTGGATTAAAAAAATAGTAGGATTACCATTTATATTTTGATTTTCATAGTATTTATATTAAATAAAATATTATGATTGGAATATATAGAATTAAAAATATTATTAATAATAAATGTTATTATGGTTCGGCAAAAAATATTAAAAGAAGATGGGTTTTACATAAATCAGCACTAAAACATAATAGACATGAAAACATATATTTACAAAGAGCATGGAATAAATATGGTGAGGAAAAATTTATTTTTGAAATTATTGAAGAATGTGAAATTGATAAATTATTAATTGTTGAACAAAAATATTTAAATATAAATCCTGAATATAACATTGGTAAACAAGCAAACGGTGGTGATAATTTAACCAATCACCCCAATAAAACGGCAATTATTAATAAAATTAAATTTAAAATTAATAAAAACATAGAAAATATGTCACCGGAAGAAAGAAAAAGAAAATTCTCAAGACCAATGGAAAAAAATCCGAATTGGAAAGGCGGGTCATCAATTAACTATTGTTTATGCGGTAAGCAAATTGCACCAGAAAATAAATATTGTATTAAATGTTTACCAAGAAAAGGTGAAAACAATCCGTTTTATAATAAAAAACATAGTGAAAATACCAAAAAAATAATGTCCGTACAACGAAAAGGTAAATATAATGGAACACAAAATATAAAATTTAAAATAGATAATATAGAATATTTTTCACTTGGTGATGCTCACAATAAACTAAGTATACCAATACCAACAATACTTTATCGTTTAAAATCAAATAATCCTAAATTTAATAATTATAATTATATTGAATGACAATATTGTACATATTAATAGGATTCTTAATAGTAATAATTCTATTACTTGCTTTGGCATTATATCAATTTTCAAAAAAGGGAATTTATTTATCAGATAAAGAAAAAGAATATATATTATTCACATTTTCAATATTTTCAGAATATGGTGATGATTTAGGTATTCAATCAAAAGAACAACATAAAAAACTTTGTGAAGAACTTGAAAAAATAAAAAATAAACACTTTAAAAAATCAAATAAAGAAGTTTAATTCCCTTATTTATTAATAATTATCTCTTTACGCTTTCAAGTGTAAATATGCTTTGGTCTTTATTCCAATTATCAAAATTAAATGGGTCAATTCCCAATTTTTGTAAATATTTTGTTGTAACTACTTTAGTAATTTTAGGGTCAATTTGCATATCTTTAATATCATCATAAAAATAATGTCTTTTATCTGCTTTAAGTTCTTCTGAATCATAACCATGATAATCCCATCCATTTAAAATTTTATTATTTGATTTCAAAACAGCAAAATGTGTATATTTTGGATTAACACCTCGTGCTACTTCATTAATTGGTTTATCTTGTACTTTATCATATAAATTACTCACAATTAAGTTAAATTCATCTTTAGCTAATTCCAAATCTTTTTCATTGGTAATCCAGAAATAATCAGTGCCTTCTTCGCTATCATTCTCCATTTGAATACCACTACTTCTTAAATCATTAATAATCTGTAATTTTAACTTATCATTAGCACCAACAACAGTTGTACCTTCTCCAGTGAATAAATCATTATACATTGCATCAGTAATTTGTTTTATTTTTTCACTTTCTTGACTTGAAACAATAATTTTTTGTTCTGGTTTATTATAATATCCACCATCAGATGCTACTGCAAGTTCCTCATTTACTGATTCACTATTAGATACTGTTAAAAGTTCCTCATTTAATTTAAATTCGGGATTAACTTTATGCATGACTTCAAAAAGTCTTTGTTTATTATTTGCCATTATATTAATTTTTATATAAATACGTAATTAATTTCCTTTTGTTTCATTTATCTTAAACAATAGAAGTACCTTTTTCACCACCCTCAAAAAATTTGATTGTATCAGAAATTACCGGAACACCAGTTACTCTTTTCCAATATGGAAAAAATCCTCCAATTGTTTTTTTTGTTTCATCTGTAACATTATTTGCACTTTCAACTTCATAATATCTATTCTTTTCACCACTCATATTATATTCAATAATATCACCTCTATTGATTTCTACTTGTTTTTCTTCAAGTTCTTTAAGATATACACCAAAACTAATATTACCAGTATTATCACGAGCAATACCACTTGGATTATTACCATAATTTTCCTGTTTACCTTCTTCGATAGTAACCATAACTTTTAATCTAACTGGTGACATAAACTTTTTATCATTTGCTTTGGTTTGACCATATAAATTATGTGTTTTGGTTTCTATTAAGTTAATTCTATGCAAAATAACTTCTTGCGCATTATCAGTTTCTAAAAATTGTCTACCATACATAATATCTAAATCAATTGAACTTTGAGTTACAAATAATCCATATCGCTGAGATTCAAGGTCAACTATTTGTTTTTTCTTTTTCATTAATAATATTAATTATTTTTATATAAATACTGTTGTTTATTAACTTTAAAGTATTTATATTTGTAATTAATTTAAAATACAAAGCTATGAGATACGATAAAGATAAAAATGATGTTCTTAATATTAGATTAAGTATTGGTTTAAAAGAACAATATTTAAAATTTGTAAAAGATAATGGATATTGTCTATCCAAAAGAATAAGAATTTTGCTTGAAAATGATATGAAAAATGGAAAGTGAAGAATTAAAAGTATATTTAGAAACCAATAATAAATCTGGATATAAAACAAGAGAAATACACATAAAAAATAATTTTCCTGACCTATACAATAAAATTATTGAATTCTCTAATTCAAATAGTTGGCATGAATTATTATATAATTACATTAATAATTTATTTGAAAACCCTAAATGTATATCTTGTAACAAAATATTACATTTAAAAAAATATAATATTGGATATCACAAATATTGTTCAATTAATTGTTTAAATAAATCAGAACAACATAAAGATAAAATAAAACAAACTTGTTTAAATACATTTGGTGTAGATAATCCATCAAAATCAAACGAAATTAAGAAAAAAATAAAAAATAAATTATATAAAAATGGAAAATGGTATAATCAAACGGATGAATGCAAAAATAAAACAAAACAAACTAATTTAAAAAAATATGGTGTTGACCATTTTTCAAAAACAAAAGAATTTCATAATAAAAGAATTCAAACTAATATTAGAAGATATGGTATGGATTCATATAATAAAACAGAAAAATCAAAAAATGAAACAAAAAAAAGAAATTTGGAAAAGTATAATACTGAATGGTTTTTATCAACAAATGAATTTAAAAAAAAATCAAAAAAAACTTGTTTAATTAAATATGGTGTTGACCATCACACAAAAACTGAAGAATATAAAAATAAAATGAAAATTTATTATTTGAAAAAATATGGTGTTGAATATGCTACACAAAATAAAAGGGTTTCCGAAAAAATTGCAGCAACCATGATTGAGAGATATGGCGAATTATGGTTAAAACATGCCCCAAAATATAATCCTAATTCAATAATATATTTAGATTTATTATCAGAAAAATTAGGGATAGAAATTCAACATGCATTAAATGGTGGTGAAAAGAAATTTATAAGATATTGGGTTGATGGTTTTATTGCGAAATATAATATATGTATTGAATGGGATGAAAAACATCATAATGCTAAACGACAAAAAGAACGTGATTTAATTAAAGAAAATTATCTTAAGGAAATGCATAATTGTCATATTATAAGAATAAATGAAAAAGAATTTTTAAAAAATATTGAAGAAAATATAAAACTAATCTCTAATCAAATTAATTCTATAATTTCTTCAACATAACTTGTTTATATCGAGATAATTGGAAATTTTGGAGGTTGGAATTTCATAGCATTGTTAACATTTTCAGCAATATCTGCACGAATTTTAGTCATATTTTCTTGACTTAAATATTCTAATTGGTCTAAAATAAGTTTTTCTGTATCTTCTTTTAACTTAATACCTTCATCTAATAAATGACGATAATCCATTGTAAGTTCTTTTTCTGTAACTCCTATCGAACCCGTATAAAATCCACGAATTCCACCAATAACTATTTTTACTTGAGCTATCAATAAATTTCTTATTTGTTGTTGTGCGATATCATTCATATTACTCCATTGTAATACTTTTGTTGGTGGGTCTGATGGAAGTTTAATAACATCGTTATTTTCTTCTAAACATTTATCTCTACCTTCTTTATTTGTATCATAATACCAATACCAAACCTTTCGACCTGCATAATGTTTTCCCCATACAGAACCAATTTCATAACGACTATCTGGTATTGGATATAAATGTAACATTTTTTCACCTGTTGCTAAACCAGTAATACGATATGTTAATATTGATTGTAATACTCTTTGTTTCATTCTACGGTCTTGTGCAGATAAAAGTGTTGAAAACGTAGGTTGAACGTATAATGCAGGTCTACCTAAATACGACATTCCCATCATACCAGCACTCCATGCATTTAATGCAAATGGGTCAACTAAACCGCCATCAATTTCTGGTGGTGTTTCCCACAATACTTCATTTACTTCACGATTTTTAGGAATAATATAATGTTGTGTATGTCCACTAGTAATAATAAAATCTCTTTTAAGTTCCCAACCAGTAGCTGCTGGAGCATTAGTTCCTAAACCAACTTGTTTTGAATAAGCATATGTAAAACTTTCCATATAAGTATTTGGTTTAGTAGTAAAAGCACTAAGAAAATCACTATTTTCTTTACTAAGACCTTCTAATCCAATCCATTGCTGTTCTATTAACCAAGTATTAACTAATGCAGAATAGTCTTCAACAACCATTTCAAGATATGAATCTAGCATTTCATCTTTAATTTCAAATGGTCGTAATGGATACCCTAATGTATGTTTAACTCTAAGATATAATTTATTTTTATCTACTGTTGTAATTAATGCCATAATAGTATTTTGATATAAATACTAAAAACTTTTTTTAAAAAAACATTTTAATCTCAAAAGATTGTTATATATTTGTGGTACTCAAGATTAAAACATATATGTATAATATTGAATATGAAATCAAATTAAATGAACAGGGGAGACCTTGTATTGATTTATCACAAGATTATGAACATAGACCTGAAGATAAATTCTTTGCCATCGAATTAGCACGATATATACTTCAAGAGGTATATGGTCGTAGAAGTACAGAATTTGATAAGGAAGCAGCTAAAGTAATTGAAACAAGCATCAATTTGCTTGGACAAATTGGTGATGAAATAGCTGAGATATTATGGAATAATATGAAAAGTATTGGTGATTTTGATTTAATTTTAAAGAAAAAATATCATGTAATGGTTGAAACCATTAAATTGAGAGATGAATTAAATGAAAAATATATTCATTATAATGACAAAATTTACACAAGACAAGAAGGATTAAGAGTTCTTGTGCTTGAAAATAATATAATTTATGAACTACAAGGTGGAATAACAAATGAAAATTGGAAAGAATTAACAAATAATGGAAGCGAGACATAAAAAAACTGGAAATAAATATTTAATAATTAATGATAATGTAATTAATGCAACAAATATTAATGACGGTCAATTAATGATATTATATTGTGGTAAAAGAAAAAATTCTGATTCAATTGAAATTTTTGTAAGGGAAAGATTAGAATTTCTCGAAAAATTTAAAATAATTTCTTAATATGAATCATAAACCAACACCAGAACAAGAAAGAATTTTTCTTTTTACAAAAAAAAGACCCGAAAATATACTTATTAAAGCCTTCGCAGGATGTGGAAAAACCTCAACTATTGTTGAAGCAGTTAAATTACTACCACAAAATAAAAATATTATGTTTTTAGCATTTAATAAACATATTCAAGAAGAATTAAAAACCAAACTACCTGAATATGTTAGATGTTATACTACTTATGGTCTTGGTACTTCAGCAATTAAAAGAAAATATGGTGATAAAATTCAATTTGATGAATTTAAAGCAGATAAGATAATATTAAAAAAATCAAAAAGTTGGGAATTACATGATGAATTTAAAGATGAAGAAGAAATTGGATTTTATTTAAATAACATAAAAAAACTCGCTAATTTATGTAGATTAACACTTACTACAAAATCAGAATATATTCCATATATTTCCGAAAGATATGATATTCCAATAAATAAACCAAAAGATATTAAAAGAGTATTAAAAGTCTTGGATGAAATGACAATAGATAGAAAAACATTTGATTATACAGATATGATATATTTACCTGCTGTTGATAATAGTATTTGGATGTTTCCTCAAGATTATGTTTTTATTGATGAAATACAGGATTTAAATAGATGCCAAATTAAAATTGTTGAAAAAATATTAAAAAAAGATAAAACAAATGGAAAAATTATTGGTAGATTAATTAGTGTCGGAGATTTTTTCCAAGGGGTCTACGGTTTCAACGCAGCAGATGACAAGTCTTTCGAATGGTTTGAAAAATTTCCAAATACAAAAATACTTCCACTTTCAGTATCATTTAGATGTTCAAAAAATGTGATAAAAAAAGCACAAGAAATTGTTCCTGATATTAAAGCATTAGATAATGCCCCTGATGGTATAGTAAGAGATGGTAATGTAATTACTGAAGCGCAAAGTGGTGATTTTGTATTATGTAGAACTACAATGCCATTAGTAAAACTATTTTTTGAATTTCTTACACTACATAGAAAAGCAATTATTAAAGGCTCTGATATTGGTGTACATCTTATTGAATTAATTGGTAAAATTAATAATATTGATAAATTAATTAAATTCTGGGAAAAAGAATTAGCAACATTTAGACGTGATTTAATGTCAGAAGGAATATTAAATCCTAATGAACATAGTGGATATACTGCTCTTGAAGATAAGGTGATGACATTATTATTTTTAGCCAGACTTTCTGATAGTATTATTGATTTAAAATATAAAATAAAAACAATATTTACTGATGAAATACAAGGAATTTGTTTAAGTACTGTACATAAAATCAAAGGTTTAGAAGCTAATAGAGTTTTTATAATCAGACCTGATTTATTACCGTTACAAAATGTTAAATCTTGGCAATATATTCAAGAAAAAAACCTTGAATATGTGGCTTATACAAGAGCTAAACTTGAACTAATATTTGATAGAAATTGGACAGATGAAAAATAATAAATTATAATATGGAATGGAAAGTTAAAATCGAAAGAAAAGAAAATCAAAGGATTGTTGTAAAATTCAATCCAGAAGCAGAACATTTATATTTTTATGGTCAATATAAACCTCATAATCAAGAATGGGTGACATTTAGTGAAAATAAATGTAAAATATTTGATATTGATGCAAATACAATTCAAGAAACATTATTAAGTACTTATGAAATAATGAAAAAAAGACTTGATAAATATAATGAAATTGCAGAAGGATTTACTTTAATTAAAGTAATCGAAATTCAGGAAAAATAAATTATTATTTAGTGTTTGCACCCATATTGCTTCCAAGTGAACCGCCAGTATTAGCAATAGGTTTTTCGTGATTTTGATTTTCTTTATTCATTGCTTCAATCGTTGCATTTAATGAACCAATCGAAGAATTAATATTACCAAGTTTATCATAAAATATTTGATTTTGTGATTTTTGGTCTTCAAACATTTTGCTATAAACCTTTTCAGTATTATCAACTTTTGGTACTATAACAATTTGATAAAACCCATAGAAAATTCCTAATATTGTACCTATTGTAGCAAAAAAACTTTTTAAAGTAAACACTATTTGAGTATTTGCATTTATTTGTACTTTAGTATTTATATCTGTTGTAGTTACTTTCTTTCTCATTATTTCTTTATTTATTTTGAAAATAATTAGAACTTTCCCAAGAAATTTTAATATTAATTGTATCATTGCTTGTTTCATACCAGTAAATTATTGTTGGTTTAGTATCAATTATTGCAGTAAATCCATTTGGAAATTGTTCATGTGTAACTTCAATGTCATTAATAAATACTTTTGCATTATATATCCATGTCTTTACTAAAATATTATTTCTTTTTGATTCACTAATTAAAACTAATTCATATCTATATTTAGGTAAATTAGCTACTGTTTTTTGTGTAATATTATAATTAGCATATGTTAAAACTTTTTGTTTTGTTATATAAGATGAAATAATAATTTTATCTACATATACATTATCTATAGATTTATCCACTGCCACATTACTCCAAGTACCAAGAGTATCATAAACAATTTTTTTATCATAAGATTGTGCTTTTAATGTTAAAATTGGAATAAACATTAAAAATAACAAAAAATATAATTTTTTCATAGTATTACTATTATTGCTATAAATACTTCAATATAAATAAAAAAAGGGATTGAATTCAATCCCTTTTTTCTTTATTTATTACTTAATTGATTACTGTAAGTCACCAATTCCAAATGTCTGTAAACCATCACAGTAAATTCTACCATAATATCTGTTCAATACCATTTTCTTTGCATAACGAGTCATGATACCACGAATCGGTGTAAAGTCAAATGGATTGTACATTACAGGAGTTAACTGCATTGGTACGTATGGAGCATATATGTAACCTGTTTCCAAGATACTTGTTCCTTTATGACCAATTAATACTGTATTAGCTGGTGAATAAGGGTCACGATATACTAAATATCTTCCACTAAGAGTACCGATTTTTTCAATACCCATGTTATACTTATCCTGTTCAGGAGCAGCATTACTTACATGGAAATATTCAAGGTCATCGAATACTGCACTTACTTCAGGAGATACAACTACCCATGATGCACCACCACGCAATGTCGATTTGTGGATTTGAGCAGAAATTTGGTTAATCTTTGTTACCAAAGTTTGATTCCAGTCTTTCTGTACACCATAGTAAGTGTTAGTTCCTTTACGAAGTCCGTTATAGTCCCAACGAGCAGTCCAAGCAGCACCTCTACGTAAATCACGAAGAATTTCACGGTCAATTTCAGCAGCCATTTGTTCTGACAATAAAGCTGTTAATTCAGCTTCAGCGTCAATGTTATGGAATGCACTAACGTCCTGTGCCAATTCAGGTGTCCACATAGCACGCATTTTACGTGTTTCTACAGATACTGTTACTTGGTCAAGTACGAAAGTTACTTCAGCCATTCTTGAATCTTCTTCAAGGTCGCTGTAAGTTCTATAAATTGCTTTAAATGTAGTTGTGCCAGTTGTGCCAGACAATGGTTGATAACCATTTGCGCCCGGATATTGAAGGTCAACAACAAAAACAATTTGTCCTAATTTATTAACAATACCTTGTCCATATTTCTGAACTTTTACGTTGAAAGGAATAGGATTACCAGCTACAATAGTTTCACTTGCATAAGGAGCAGGTGCGGTTAAAGTCTTATTTGATATGATATGTAAACCAGCAAGGAAAGATTCAGTATCAATCTGAACACCAGCAGGACCGATTAATTTACCATCATTAGTAGTTGAAAAACCGCTAAGTGTTATTGTTGCAAATTTGTCAGTACCAAGTGTGAATGCTGCAACTGTAGTTGCACCAGTAGCTACACTCATTGTACCTTTTGAACGGTCAAATAATGAAGTACCTTCATCGTTATATGAAGTTGCATAGAATGCATCATACAATGAACGTGTTTCAAATTGTGTTAAACTTGTGGTTGGTTTTTCAGCAGCGTTGCCATAAGCACCGTCTGGTGATGTGTGTAAATTACCCGGAGTGGTTGTTGTAGTAGAGCTATCTACTCTAACACTTGTTTTTGGGTTAATATAGTACAATTTACCAATAGGTAAGTTAAGTGCTTGTACAGACACGATATCATTTGCTAACAATTTAGCAAATACTCTTCGGATTACAGGGAATGCAACAGTTTCGAACTGACCACTTGAAGAAGAATCACTTGATTCATTAATCATATGTGACAATTGATTTTCAAACAATTGTGCGCAGTTTTCTTTTACGTTACCTTCCAAACCTTCTAACAAACCGATTTTTTCCCATCTGTTAGTAGTTATTTCTCTTTGTTCACGGAGTTGTTTTAATCCAATATTACCAACTTCCGCAGATTCCATTAAAAATCCCATTTTATTTATTTATTTAATTTTTTTTTAATTAATTATTTTTTTGCTTCTTGATTTTTCTACATACTCAATTAAATGTTTCATTCTATTAATGTGTTCATTATTTTCGTATGCCGTTTTTTCAACTACTTCATCAAGTTTTTGTTTTGAAGACGGTTGTATCGAAGCAGATACTTTGTTTTCAATGTTTTCAGTTAAAGTTTTACGGCTACCTTTCATTTCAGTAAGGATTGCTTTATACTTTTTCTGTGATTCAGCAATTGTATCAATTTTTTTAAATTCATTGATAATTTTAATTTTATCATCTTGCGTTAATGCCAATGTTTCATTTACCAAAAGGTTATTTACATGAGCCAAATTGGTATTGAATGTTGCCATTTCTTTCAATTGATTGCGATATTTTTCCAATGCAGATTTATATTGTTCCACTAATGTAGTTACTGATTGTTTGTATTTCTTAGTTTCATTTAATTGTTTTGTTAATTTCTTATTTTCATCAATTAAACCACCAAGTTTTTTATCAGATTCGGTTTGAAGACCACTACGCATTTTGTTTGCTGCAGCAGTATCTCTATATCCTTTACCGGGTATAGTTGCTGTTACTTTTTTCATATTTGCAAGTGTTTGTGTTTTACTTTCTTCAATTTCACTTTCTGAAACACCACTACCACCTAATACGGCTTCAACGTCTTTGTCAGTAATTGGTTCTTCATCAATAAGTTTGTCAGTAGGACCTTGTGCATGCTGTGTATTTATTTGACTGTCCGTGCCATAAGTTTGAGCACCATCAGTTGCACCACCAGCGTGCATTTCTTCTATGTTTTTTTCGTCAATAAGTTTATCAGTAGGACCTTGTGCGTGTTGTGTATTTATTTGACTGTCAGTGCCATAAGTTTGAGCACCATCAGTTGCACCACCAGCATGCATTTCTTCCATATTATTACCCATTGATTTAATCATTTCATCAATTTGACTTCTCATATTAACTAATTGATTAAATGCAATTCCTTTATTGCCTTTTTCCATATATGAAGGTGATTCTGGTGCGATACCTTTCAGTTCCTCACCAAGTCCTTGCATAGTTGAAATTTCTTGTTCGATTTCATCCATTGTAATGACTTCATCTTCATTTCCTGCACCTTCTAAAGCAGAACCTACTCCATCAACATCAAGTTCTGTTATGTTAAATTCTTCAGTTTGAAGTGGTTTTTTTGCTTTTTCATCGAAAGGTTTGCCGTCACCAGCAGTTTCTTCGACTTTTTGAACACCCTTTGCTTTTTCTTTATAAGGGTCACTTTTGCCTACAGTATCAGTGATTTTTACATCTTCTTCAACTTTTGCCACTTTTTTTGCTGGTTCTGTGAATACACCATCTTTTCCAGCAATTTCTTCAACCTTTTTGGTCTCTTTTACTTCTTTTTTCATATCAGATTCTTTATTTGATTCGGTTTCACCTACAACTATAGGTTCTTTTGTTTCGTCAAGTTTTTTATATGACTCTTTTGTTTTTTTATTTTTATTTTGTAATTCTTCCTTTAATAAGTTATTAAACTTTTCAGGAAATTCTTCAGCTAATTTTTGTTTAGCATTAGCTTCCGCAGATTCCTTGATTGCATTATAATCAGTTAATGCTTCTTTGATTATCGATGATTTCTTATCGTCTTTCATATTATTAATGTCGTAACTAATACCATAATTTTTATATAAATACATTCTCTTTACGAAAAAGTGTAATTACATACTAAAATTCTTATTTGTAAGTCTTTTTTATAATAAGAAATTATTAATTGCTTTTATTATTTTACCTTCTTCTTCCTTAATAAGAATACCATTTTTGTTTATATAATTCTCACCAAAACTTTTATCACCACGTTTTTCTGGAAATAAATATGCACCCGGAGTACTTGGAGTTGAAACTAAATCGAAACCAATTAATTCAAAATCTCCTTGAACTAAATTTTCACCATTTATTTCTTTAAGTGTTCCAACACCACGACTTGAAATTCCTAATTTAATTTTGTTTTGCAAATACAAAACAATTTTATCACCAATTACAGAAACAACACCATATCTAATATATCCGGGACTAACAATTATTTTTAATTGACCATATAACACATTTTCTTGTTCACCAGTACCCCACCACATTTTAGTAATCATATGAGAAATATTTTGAAGTGATATGATACTGGAATTACCTGTCCAATGTGATTTACCATTTACTTTAATTAAAAAATTTCCATTTTTTACTCTTACACAAGCAATATTATCATCGAAATTTATTTCACTTATTTTTATACTTCTTTTATCTAAATAAATATGTTTTGTTTTTGAAATATTTAAATTATATTGTAAATGACTATTTTCTAATTTAATTAATCTTTTTTTATTTGCGTCTTCAGTAATATACTCAACAGTACCATCAGAAAGAATCATTTCCCTTTTTAATATTTTATGGTCAATAATTTCTCTATCTTTTGGTTGATAAGTAGTAATATTACCACAGCCACCAATCTTAATTAAAACTTCATGTAAATCTTCAATTAATTGTTTTGATATCGAAAAAACTGATTCTTTACGTATTTTATTGATAGTTTTATTTTTTATTAATCTTCCATCACCTAATTCAAACCATCTAAACAATATTTTCAATAAATCGGAAGATGCTTGTTTTAATTCAATAGGAATATATTTATTAAATGAATCACCTAAAACATATAAATAATCATATAATCTAGCATCATTTATGTGATATTGACATTTACCATCATTATGTTCATCCTTCCAATATTTAAAAGGTAATTTTTTTAATAAATTTTCGATTATTATTTTCTTTTCAATATTCTTTTGTGTTATAACAACATCGTATCCCTTTAATTTATATTGATTTGATTTAGTTCCACCACAATGACCTTCAGCTAAATATATTCCTATAAATGCAAACCAATCTTCAGATTTAATATTTATTGATTTTGTGTATTTTTCGATTAAGTCATGTTTATAGTTAAAACTTAAAGTATTTTTATTTACACCGTTTAAAGTAAAATATTCCAAATATTGACCATTCCATTTAGCAGTTTTTAATATTTTATATTTACCTGACGATAAAATATTATTTTTATTATCATAAATATCTTTAGCATAATAATATTCTTGTTTACGTTTAGAATCTTCTAATAAAAATCTATGATTTGCAGTAACCGTTAAATCAATATTAGTTCCCAAAAATTTATACATTTTGCCTTCATATGGCATATATATTTTTTTATCGATTTTTTGAATCTCAATTTGATTAGTATCTATATTAAGTGTTAAAATTTCTTCATTGTCTGAAATATCTTTAAACCATTTCCAACCACTCTTTGTAAGTATTTGAGAATTAGATGCTTGCACACAATCGGGATGGTCTGCTTCTGATACTGCACTATTTGTATTAACTAATTCCTGATATATTTTAACTTGTGGTATTAAAACATCTTTGGGATAAATTCGACCATTTTTGTTTTTAACACCCCATTTTTGTAATATACAATTAACTAAAACTGGTTCATTAGGTTTAAGTTCAAAATTTTCATTAAGAATATCTTTATTAATTTCAGAACTAATATATCCTGCGTCATGTTCTATAAGAATCCCAAATCCTGTTTGACCTGCTTGTATTATTTTACTTTCGTTTAAAGGAAATATCATACTCATTATTAAATGTCTTTTATATAAATAGTTTCAAATGCTATTTTATTTCAACAGCTATTTTAGGTTTTTCTTCTTTAATTATATTTTCTTTATAATCATTTGTATTTTCAATAAATATCTGAGTTTCTAATTCTGCTAATATATTATTAAGCAATAAATTAATTTCCTTGAGTTTATCTAATTTTTTTTGCATAAAACATAAGGATTATTCTGGGATTGTTATTTTTCTTACTTGCAATTGAATTTCATCAAGTTTTTTTAAGATTTTTTCAGATTCTACTCTACCAATTTTTTCACTTAAATCTAATAATATTGAAACGCCATTTAATACATGTAATGTTTCTTTTTCAGATTCCATCCATTGACGATTTCTTTCTTCTTCACGCTTAAGCATTTCAATTCTAATTTTTTCTAAAGTATCTGAATGTTCTTTTCTGATAATATCAACCTTTGCAACATGTTGTTGTTGTATTAATTTTATTTCTGCACTTTTTTTCTTTAATGCTCTCATCATAACCAATGTTATTGGAAAAAATAATATTCCTGAAACAATAAATAAATAAAAAAATATATTTTGCCATATTTGCACTTGTAATAATATTGATTGAAATAACATCATTTTCGTTTTCTAATAAATAGTATAAATAACTCGATTGTCTTTACTAATTTTTATATTTTTTGTTATTCTGTATTTATATAAAAAATTGATAGATGGTAAATGACCCTACAATAACAAAAGGTGCACATTCAATTATTAATGGTAATGTAATTCTTGTAGAACCTAATGATATAAATATAAATAATAATTTAATTGATGGTGTTCCATTCGTTAATGGTATACCACAATATCAAGATATGTTTATTTTTGCAGAATTAACTGCGGTAAGTAAAGGAAGGTCAGTTATTATTAATTCAACAGTAACAAGTGATAATGGTAAAAAAATAAATTTAATGGGACCAAATCAAGATAAAACATCTGATAATCCCGATTATTTAAATTTTACCACAAATTATTATGACGGTAGTATGGGTAATAAAGATGTTCTTGAAAGTTTTGGTATTACCAGTATTAAAATAACAGTTAATTCATCCTATGTCCCACAAGTTACTATTCAATTTGTAGATATAAGAGGATTATCATTTTTTAATACTAAAAATTCACCATATAGAGCATTATTTGATTTTCCACCACCAATGTTCATGTTAACAGTTAAAGGATATTATGGTAAAGCATTAACATATAAATTACATCTCGTTAAATATACAACAGAATTTCAAGCAGAAAATGGTAATTTTATAATTAATGCTGATTTTGTTGCAATGACATTTGCGCCATTAAGCGATATATTATTTAGATATATTGTAAATGTACCATTAATTACGCATAATGAATCAATAAATCCTGAAGCAAAAAATCCACCAAGAACTACATATGAATTAATAATTAAATTAAGAAATTTATATTCAGATATTGATAAAAAATTTAAGGCACAACCAGTAAGTCATGATTATGATGTAGTACTTAATAAATTAACCGAAATTAATAATGCAATACTAACAATAAATGAATTTAATAAAAATGATAAATTAATAAGTAAAGGAAAAATACATTTAATAGTACAAATGGTACAATCCATAGTACCTAATGCAAAACAAATTCCAACAACGCAACCAAATCAAAATTCTGATTATCAAGAAATTAATAATTTGAATCAATTTGATGATATGTTAAAAAAACAATCAACATCTGGAACTGAAATTAATTCAAATATGAGATTATGTATTGGATATGTTGCAGGAACTAATATACCGACACCTGATGCAAGTACTGGATATACTGCAAATGTAAGTCGTATTAATGGATTAATAAATACTTTAAATGCGTATCGTGATAGTCTTATTAAACCAGTATCAATAACAAATAAAAACATTCCAAATGCTGTTTATAAATATGGTAAATATAATATAGAATCAGGAACATATCAATCAACAAGATATGTTATGCTTGATATTACTGATTATTATACTGAATTATACAAAACAAATATTAATTTAAATAAACAAAAAAATGACCTTGCATTAGATATAAACAATAAAGTCAATGATATTGTTATCAATGATTTAGGCATGATACCAACTGTATATAATATATTTAAAATAATTTTAAATGATGTTGATACCTTTTTTGATACGCTCAGAGATACATCAAATTTAGCAGAAAATTATCATAATAGAATTCCAGATAAAACAATTATTGGTGGTAATAAATTATATGCGGATAATTTACAACAAATTTATTCGTTTCCATTAGTTATTCGACAATCTCAAGTAGCTGGTGGTACAAAAGAAGAAAGAATTGCACCAATTGAATTACAAAAACAAGGTGCTGATTTTCCCGAATTAACACTTGTACAAAATTTTATTGATAGTTTCCAAAAACAACACAATATTCAAGCACAACTTGATATGAGAGCCGAACAAAATGATGATGGTAGTTATAAGTGGATACCAGTATCCCCATTTGACTCAATACTTGGTGGTGCATCTCCAGTAAGTCCATATATTGGAACAATTAATTCTTCTTCCGATAAATTAACACAAATTTATCAAATTTTATTAAGAAGGTATTACATATTATCTCAAGGTACAATTCCTAATGTATATGTAAATAATAATGATGTAACTAATCAATATATTAATTTATATGCAGCTTCAGAAGCAGCAAATTTAGCTGCATCACTTGGAACACAATCAAATCCAGATTTTATTGATGCTGTAAAAAGTTCTATAGAAAATTATGCAAAAACTAATGGACTTGTTACATTTTATAATGATATGTCAAAAGTTTCTGAAAATGGTATTAATTTATATAATTTAAATAATATTCCTAATGGAGTAAAAGAATTTCCAATAACACCAACAGATGATACAAATGGACTTGTATATGTAAATAAAAATAATATTGGTTTTGAAGGAATTAATTTATATCCATCTCCTATTATTATGAGAACTGCAAATGATACTCAAAATACAAATAATCCTATTGATAAATTTACTTCTGGTGTAGAAGGTCCTTGGTATAAAACATTATTTGTTGGCAGTCCTCGTGAATTTTGGTATAACTTTACTCAAGAAAATGTATTATATATTAAAGATGTTGAAGATAAAGATGGTGATTTTACTAATGACAATACTGTATATAAATCAAGATATTTAGGTGGTTTAGTTACAGCAGCAATTATAAATAATGGTGATGTAATAACAACATTTAATAATTCATTAGCAAATGGTAACACATTTGGTGATTCTTCACATTTTTATGCCAGTGGTAATCTTGAAAATGCTACAAGTATTGTTGATGTATGGAGAGATTGTTTATCATTTAGAGTAACAAATATTGAAAAATCTATAGAAAATTCTGTTGATAAATTAATATATAATAAAATAATTAATATCAATTTATATCCAAATAATGCACGTTTAAGTGCATTATTATTGATATCAAATTTTGGATTTGCATTAGGACCTTTTAATTTATTTCCTAATGGCTTAAATGAATTAGTATTCACCACACCAGCAGTAATTGAAGTTCCAACATACTTACCATTATATATTGGAGCATTAATTGATGCAATCGAAGGTGGTGATACATATGTTCCTTGGATTAATACAATTATAGATTTTTATACAAATGACGTTGGTCAATATTTACCTAATGGTGGTAATTTTATTGCAGCAGATTTGCATGATGTTAAATTATATTTATCAGTAAAAGATAAAGCAAAATTTAAAGAAGCATTTAATAACTATTATAATGATTCTTTAGGTTTTCCTGCATTATTAAATAATGTTAATAATCTATATAATGAAGTACATAAGAAAGTAAAAGACTTACCATTACCAATAAATTATGGTAATGATACATATGATAATGCTTTAAATACTTATTATAATGATTTAAATATTGCATATGATATATATTTGAATCCAAAATCTACAAATACTACTACAAGTGCTATTGGATATTTTTATCCTGATGTACTTAATTCATTAATTTTTAGAAAAAATATTATTGTTTTTAGTGAACTTACTTTTGAAAAGAAAACAACATATAATGCTGGATATACATCACTTGCAACAAGACAAACAAATAAAATATATCAAAAATTAGATAATAGTTTTTTTAACATTTTTTTTGTAAAATTAAATGAAGAACTTCTTGCAATGAATAAAAAAACAAAAGAAGAAAAAAATAAAATAGATAAAATAAAGGGTGATGTTGACATTATAACACAAACATATTATTCTTTTAAAAATATAAATGATAAATGGTTAACAAGTCCTACAGAAACAATTAAAGGATATCCATATAATGATGCAGGAAAAAACTTAATAGATTCATTTGTATTTGTTGATAGAGCAATGAATCCTATTGGTGATACAATAATTAATGCAGAATTACTTCCACAATTGTTTGAAGATACTAATGTTTCTGTTTTTAGTGTATTATCACAATTATTATCAGCAAATGGTTTCGAATTTTTTCCACTTCAAAATTTTATGTCATTTGATAATCCCGCTAATTGGGAAGATTCATTTAAAATACTTACAGGAGTTCCTGCCTTAAATCCATCAAGTGCTTTTGTATGTATGTATATAGGTGGTTCATCGAGCTATCCATCAACATCAAGTTCAGAAACCAATGGATTTATAAATGATGGTATTATTGATTTAAGTAATCCACAAGTTAAGGATTTCAATACAACTCCAAATGATACCAAACAAGAACAAGAAATAAATTCAAATTTTCAATTTAGACAAGTACGTGCATTTAGAGTTAGATTTGGTGAACAAAATCAATCAATGTTTACTAACATAAAAATTGATAGTAAAGAATATACAGATACAAATGAATCAATTAATATACTTGCAAGACTTGCTGGTGATAATAAAATAGATGCACCAACACCAAAAGGTCAAAATCTTTATAATTTATATGAAAATAGGTCATATAAAGCAACAATTACTTCTATGGGAAATGCAACAATTCAACCCACACAATATTTTCAAATTGAAAACGTTCCATTATTTAATGGTGCTTATATTATATTAAGTGTTGAACATACAATTACTGCAAATAAAATGATGACTGAATTTTCTGGAACTAAAATATTAAAATATCCTGTACCTCGTGTACTAAATCCAGTAGCATTTGTAGGTATTGATGAAGATATTAGTAATTTATCTGCTGGTCAAATTGTACAAGGAGCACTTTTAACAAATTATCCACAAACGCAATATAATTCAATGTATACATTTAAACTAATATAATATGGCAATTACATCAATAACAGAACAAGGTAAAGCATTTATTCGCAGTGTATGCGAAGGTATTGGTTCTTCATTATTAAATGGTAAAAATAATGAAGGTTCTTTACCTTATTGTTATCCTGAAACATCACCATCAAAAGTCTGGTATTCTCAAGCAAAATATAATGGAACATTAATTAAAACTAATCAAGAATTAGGTGAAGCACTTATTGTATGGTTTAATAAATATGGACAACAATATCAAATGGACCCAAATGTAATAGCAGCACAAGCATATGCAGAATCTGGATATAAATTATGGAATTATCCTCTAACAAGTACTGCATCAGGAATTAATCAATTTATTGCAACAACAGTATATAGTATGATTATAAATAATAGTAATTTTACACAAGCTGAAAAAAATGCACTTACTGTTGGTTGGTCTGGAAATACAATGGATATGGATACATTTCGTGTCGATAAACCATTAGGAAGTAGAAATAGACCATATGGACATCAAAATATTTGTAATAATCCTGAAATAATGATTAAAGCACAATTTGTATATCTAAAATATATTTCAGATAAATATACTAAAGGTATTACAAGTAGTACATTATTTGGTTATAGTAGAGGTGAAGGACTTTGTACCCCCTCATATAGCACATCAATACAAAAAGCAGCAAAATATAAATCTGGTTATGAATTAGAAGGTGTTAATTATGTATTAAGAATATTTAATCTTCTCGGTAAAAAACCAACACAAAAAGGTGGTAATCCTCATGGATATTTTGGCTATGATGATTTGGGAATGAATTTACCTTTTGATTCATATAAAGCTGAAGTAGATGAAACAAATCTTAGAACTTAAAGTAATTCTTTTTTTAGTTCATATAAACTGATAATATTATCATCAACATCTTTTTGCTTATAAACCATTTCTTTTATTTTTTGAATAGCTTTTACAACGCTATCTTTAGTATTATCTTTATTTATACTTTCTAAAATTGTAAGAGTTTCGGTTCTATAAGTTTCAAGAAGTGCTTGTTTTTCACTATCATTTGATTTAATAAGAGTAGTAAGTAAATTTTTATCATCTTCATTTAATGATTCATATTTTTCATTAAATTTATTTACTGCAATTTCAATAACATCTTCATTAATAGGTTTCACATCAACATTTTCAATTAATGATTTTCTTGGTGTTTTTATATGATTTAAAACTAAAGTAAATGATTCATGTATATTATCAACATTAATATTATCATAATCTTGAAGAGATTCTCTAATTAGATTATCTATTGCTTCATATAATTTAAGTTTATCTTGTTCTATTTGACTATAAAATGCGGGAACTTCTTCATATAATGAAGTTAATTTTTCGTGTTCTTTATCAATTTCTTGAATTGTATAAACTTCAAATAATTTTATATTATTATCTATATAACGAGTTGCAGCAATATCACTTTCAATACATTTATTTTCTATATTATTAAACACTTTAAATTCTAATTCTAAAATTGGAGAACTTTTAATTATATCAAGAAAATCAAAAGCAATTTTCTTAGATTCTTCAATAAATTTATTATTGAAATATGAATCTTTTAATTTATTTGAAATTATCAAATTAACAATTCCTATATTGGCATTTTTCATATGATACAATTCGATTTATAATAAATACTCTAATTAGTTATAAATGTTATTATCGTACAATATATAAATAATACATCTAAATTATTCGGGTAAATCAATGTTCTCAATATCCATAATTTCAGTATCTTGTATTTCAATAATTTTTTGTCCAGTGTTTATACTTTCACGATTTTCCAATAAATTATTTATTTCATTAATCATATCTAATGCTTTGTTATTCAAAGAATCATTAATTTTATTGTTTTCTTGAATAATTTGTGTATGTTCTGATTCTTTTTTAATTTCTGTTTCTTTACTACTACCATATACTAATTTTTCAATATGTTTATTATATTCTTCTTCACTTAATTTAGGTTCTTTATTTTCCATCATTGCTTCAGCACCACCCCCCCCAGCAGGAGCACCACCAATAGGTGGAGCACCAGCACCTGCGCCACCACCAGTAGGTAATGCTCCACCTGTTGGAGCAGGAGCACCACCAGTAGGTAATGCTCCACCTGTTGGAGCAGGAGCACCACCAATAGGTGGAGCACCAGCTTCACCACCAGTAGTACCAGACATTGACATTCCTTCTTCTGGTGAACCAAAACGTTTATCAATATCAGTAAATAAACCAGATTTTTTAATTGTAACTGGAGAATCTTGAAGTTCTTGCATAACAACCTTTTCCATTTTTTGTTGTTTCAAATCTTCAACAATTTCTCTATCAGTCATATTGAAAAGTACTCGTTTAGCGGTAGTATGTGACATAGCTGCAATACCACCTTCAGCACGAGTTAATTCTGTATATGTTTGTGCTTTATCACGCATTAATTCAGATTTCAATAATTCTTGTTGAGTACTTGGATTTGTAAGTGTAAGAGTGAAACTACTTAAATCTTCACCAGTATATCCTAATAAATATAAATGAATCATTGCCATTTTATTCAATTCTTGAATTATGGCTTGTTGAATACGATTTATTTTTTTAGAAAATCTAATATCATATTGTGCCATATTCTTACCAGCACCAGCAGAATCTTGAAATGATAAAAAGGGTTTTGGAATACCTAAACCTATAAATAAATTATCTCTTAAATATTCTATATCCTGTATAGCATCTAAATTACTTGCACCGGGAAGTGTATCAATACCAGTTTCAGTATTTGCATTTCTAACAGGAATAAAATAATCTTCATCATTACCAAGTATATTAAAACGATAATCAATTTGACCATCATTCGGATTTACTTGTGCAGTTTTTTTGAATTTAGTTGCAACTTTATAAATATATTCTTCAATATCATCTTCATCAATATTTCCAACATCTATTTTAAATACCTTCTTTTCACCAGCACGGATAATACGATATGTAAGCATAGCATCTTCAGCCATTACAAGTTGTCTGAACACTCTACGTATTTTATTTAAAACCGAACTACCATATGGTAAATATTTATCATCACCAAGTAATCTGAAATGAGCTATTTCAAAAACATTAAATTCATCACCAGTCATTCTTTCTTTAAATTTAACCAGTGGTTTACCATTTTGAATTCTTTCAAACCTTTCAATTTCATAATTTACCAATTGCTTTACATGTGTAATACCTTTTTTACGTTCGCCATAAAGTAATACAAAATTATCTCCATATTTACATGTATTTCTTACCCAAAAAGGTAAATTAACATTAACATTTACTATATCATAGAAAAATTCTTCCAACAACATTTTTATTCTTTCTTTGTTAGAATATATATTTAACATTTTACCATTTAAACCAATAGTAGTTGCTTCTTCCATAAATAAATCCAATGCACTACTAATAATTGGATAATATTCCATACCCTCATAATCAATATATGCTGGTAGTCTTGCTGCTTCATATTGAAGTGCTTTTTGAAAACCCCTATCAGTTGTTCTAAAAAATTTATTTTGAAGTTCTCTTTTTTGTTCCAACTCCAAACCCTTTTTTTGAATTTCTTCAGGACTATTACCTTTAATTATTATTTTTGCTCTTTCAGGTGGTGGTGTAGATGCTTGTAGCATTACACTTGTAGATTGATTATCTTGAAAGCCAAAACCATCAAGATTCATCATTTTATTAAGTTCTTGATATATTGTTCCTTTATTTTTTGTTGGTTCAGCCATTTTTATAATTTTTTATATTTTTTTATAAATACTTCGATTTTTTTAAAAAGTCATTTAAATATAAATACATACTATATTTTCTTTTTATCTTTAATACCATCAAATAACCATGCATTTGCTCCATATGGATTTAATGGTGATACACTATTAGGTGAAATCATTGGTCTGTTTTTTATATCAATTTTTCTTCCCATTTCATTTATATCATTATTGGTTATTATGGCATTAAGCATATGTTCAGTTATTCCTTTACTTTGTTTATATCTCGCCATATCAAAATTAAGAACATACAAACCAATTGATAATCCCATAATTGAATCATCATGAAATGTACGTTTATGGTCTGCAACCCTATTACCAGCAACAGTTACAAATGTTTTTAATTCTTCTAATAATCTAATTGACCTAATAATAACATCTTCTAAATGAATAGCTCTTTGTAATTCCAAAATAACTGATGCACGATTATTACCTATAAAAAATCCAGGAATTAAATCAACATTAATTACTGTACCATCTGGCATTATTTTTTGACCTTTTTTTATATATCCTTGTAATCTATCTCTACTTGGTTTATGTGTTACTTCAGCATAATGAACATGTTCATTACCATAACCAAATTCTAATAATTTTTCAACACTTTGTACACCATAACCACCAGTAATATCAACAACACAATATGCATTATTATATTTTCTACCATATTGATATGCTATTTCTGCAAGCATTTGTGGTGTAACTTTACCATAATATTCAGCAACTTGTTCAACTTTATGCCTTTTTATTTTAATTTTTTTTGTTTTACCACCTTTTTCTATTATTTTTTCTTCAATAGTTTCTATGGTTTTAAGTATATTTATTGTTGAATTATCTTCTCCATGACCCGGAGAGGCATCTAATGCCATAATATATTCTTCACCTGCTTCAGGGTCTTTCCAAATCCACATATTACCATCAACATATTCTTGACGAATTGGAATTAGTTTTTCATTTTCTTCAATTCGTTTTAAATATTCTTTAGCAATAAAATTATCACCAGACCCCAAAAAAGAACAATTATGATTTAAGATTCCATTTGCAAAATATTCACACCCTTCGCTATCAACAATATCATAAAATTCACAATCATTTATCGGTTCAACAGATTTAACATAAAAATCTCCTTCTGTTGTTGTTAAATATGCAACATTTGGTATTAATGATTTGGCATACATATCAACATTATTTGTAATGAATATATGGTCTTCACTAACAATAATTGACATATCATTTTCTAAAGTTATTTTTAATCCATTTTTTTTGTTCGATTTTTCCACTCCCAAAAAATCCACAAAATTTCCTGAATTATTTAATATTTCATATTCAGTATTAATTAACATTGTAAAAATTTAACACATTTATTAATGATTTCATTATTTTTATTATTTCTATTATATTCTTCTGAAGTTACAAACATAATTTCAAATCCCATATCTTTCAATATGGAATATCTAATATCATCAATATCATTCGAATGCCAATAAGTACCGTTATATTCAATAACTTTATTGTTTTGTTTAAAATCTAACATCATTACTGTTTTATCATAATTAAATTTTTCTGGTATTCTTAATACAAATTCT